TGAGGCTGAGCTTCTGGCAGGTTAAAATGGGGAGAAATTTCTCGTTTTAACTTGTACTAAATCTTGACATAGGACCACGCCAAATATTACTTTGACAAGAAACAAGATCCTGATATTTTAATTGATATTGTTAAACAAAAAATGCTTGATTTTGATATTGATGGTTATCAAGAATATAGATATGCAAATAAAATCAAAAAAACTTGTCTTAATTTATATGATTTAAATTCTGATAAATTCTTTAGAGAACTTGAATATATTCCCATCTATAAAAAAGAACTAGAAGTCGTGGAGTCTCTTCCAAATGATCGTCAGAAGAAATTTATGTTTACATTATTTGCAGTAGCCAGATATATGGATAGCGATGGTTGGATAAATAAAAAGGATCTTAAGGGTCTTTCTGAAGTATTTAAACTTTCCAACGTTACTCTCTCATCTGATAAGAAAAATGAATTATTGCATGAGTTATATAGTAATGGATATATTCATTTTGGAAAAAAGGTGAATAATCTTAATATCAAGGTTGATTTAGGTAATATGGATGATGATATTGTTTATAAGGTGACTCTATTTGAGAATATTGGTAATCAGTACATAGGGAATTTTAAAGAGGGATATAAACAGTGTGCAAATGGGTGTGGTAGAAAAATTAAAATATCAAAAACTGGTAGACCAAAACAATATTGTAATCAATGTGCTAAATTATTTGAAGCCGAAAATGCCGTAAAAAGAAAGAGAAAACAGCGAGAAAAGGAAAATGTCACGAAAAACTAAATCTCAAAATCCCTTGACTCACAATGCTTTTTGGCACATTTTAACAAAAAATGCATTTTTCTTTGAATGGTATATAGTGAAATATATATAAAACATGATACAAAAACGATTGTCATGGAAGAAACAAACCGACAATCTTTGTATGTCTGCTTTGCTGCTCATATGAGTGGCATTGCAGATTGGATGAAATCAGTCTTTCTTTTACATAAAAGAGAGAATAAATAGTTATAACAAATAACAATTATCATATATGGAATTAAAAGGAGAAAAAGGAATGGTATTAAAAGAAGCATTTCGTTATCAGAATTTTTTGGATCTTATTTTAAGCAATGCTACTAATTATCTTTGTAGAACTGATTTTGTCACTGAGACAAAAGAGACTCATAATCGAAAGAAGGTAAATCCTCTTGCGGAAAATGAAATTATTGAGGTGAAGAATGTTCATAATGTAGATTTCACCGCAAATGATCTTATCGATGTGGTATGTGCAGTTATTACAGAGAAAGAAAAGCTAACTAAAGCTATTACTCTTGCCAAGAGGTCTACCGAAATTGATATTGATTCTTCGGTTTCTATGAATAAATTAAAGCAGAGAATTTCTTCTGTGTTTAATAATATGGCAGGTATTAAGAATAGTGAGACAACTTCTCGTGGAACCGGCTATAAGTTCAATGAGGCTGGAGATCAGGTGTCTTATTATTATGATGTTAATAGTGTGACTACTATTAATTTTAAGCGTGATGACGTTCGTAATCTGGCAAAGAAATATCAGAAGGAAACTGATGAGATTTCCACAAAACTGGATGCAATCGAACTCACTACTGTTGTAGATTTTGTTCCTACATGGGATGTAACTGATACATTTGAGGAAGTAGTTGCTGCTTGTAAAAAGTAGTACTCTTCTCTCCTGTTGAAAAATATCAGGTACTTACGAGATGGCTGAAACGGATTGAATAATTGTCAATCGGTTCAGATGCAGATGAACTATGATGCTGCAAGGTTTGTGTGATATACCATAGATCACATATGATGAAAAACAAGTGGAAAGTTTAATAAACTAATGAAGTTTAATTTACTTTATACATATAATTGGTTGGCTTAACTCTATGTTAATGCAAATAATAGTCACTATACGTTTCGTAAAGTGTTAACTCATTCTTTTGTTATTTCAAACTCTCGTAAATTCAATAACATGAAATTTCAATAATCGTTTCGCCAATTTACAGATAAAACATATTATGATGAAAATAATATTTAAATTATTTTTAAATAATGTTGGATTAATTCCGTTACTTAGTAACGTTTCAAATAATTGGTTGAAATTATGATTGAAGTTTCAGTTTTCTTATAAGTATCTGATATTTAGGTTTCATTTAGTGTTACCTCCATTTCTTAGCCGGTGGTTGTATTGTCATTCTGATTGTATGACTGCCGGTGTTCTAAAAAATATCACGGGATGACGAGCAATTGGAAGCTCACCTGGCTCATATCCAGGAGTATGTAGGATCATGCCCTACTCCCGTAATCTCCTACTTCGGTAGGCGGTCGGTTTCGGATCGTTAAATAAGCATGGCAACATGTATAAAGCAGTATGTAGTACTGCGACTGTAGAAATATAGTTTGACGGAAAACACATAAATCTATGCTTGACCTAAAATCAGAGGGCTACTGCTAATGATATGGTTAAGTAGGCGTAATAGCAATGCGCTGTATTAACAGAGAAATCTGGGGATGATTTATGTACAATTGGTGCGAATTCCGCAAGAATAAGTGCTGATTGGATTGTAGGTAATTCTCATAACTTGAAAAAGAGGGGATTTAATACAAAGTAAGACGATAGCAAGTCGAGCAGGATGGTGATGATTGGGCTGTACTCAAAAGGTATGGATGGTCAAATGTACACCTCATCGTCCATAATAAAATACATACTTTTGATGGTAAAATAATAATATTACAGATTATATTAATTTTGAAAATATCAAAATACTGAAGCAAAAGTGTGTATGACTATGAAGAGAAAAACAACTTATCCATCTGTAATATGGTGGCATATAAGGCTCGCAAGGCATTATATGAGAAATTACAAGTACGTGCAACTCTAATAGGCCGCAACCTATGAATCTCGCAAGGAAGAATGTGCAAAAAGGAAATCTATAACGCTTCATAGTAAGAGTTTGCAGATTATGTCAAAATCTGTGTTGTTGCTAACTACAGTCTAATCGACTGTGTGATAAATTGTGTCCAACCACAATAGATGTTAGCGTAATAAGTCAAATATCTCAGCTTATAGTAAAAGGATTTCGTGTTTCACGGAGTTCTTTTTATTTTGGTTCATAGCTCAATGGTAGAGCACTCGGCTGTTAACCGAGGTGTTGTAGGTTCAAGCCCTACTGGATCAGTTTATTGTATTATGTTTCTTTAGTGTAGTCTGGTTTAGCACGACTGACTTCCAATCAGTTAACGTGGGTTCAAAGCCCACAAGAAACTTACTATCCTACTTACGTAGGAAATTTGAATAAAAGGATGTGTTTAAAATAGTATTAATTACTAAAAGTGAAGCATTAAAATTGAATAAAATGGGTGTATGTTGGGGATACGAAGGTATTAGTCATACATACAGTAATTCTCATACATATTATCTAGCAGAGACTAAGAATAATATGAGAAAGTTAAAGGAAATGCGCTCTTCTACTATCGTTAAGTAACGAAATCTATATGAAAGGCGGTGTCTGATCATCGCAAAGAAAAGAAAAAATTCAATACGAATATCATTTGTAGACTCACCATCTTCCGAAGATGTGACAGGGAGTTTAATTTATATTTATACTGAAAATCACAAAATTTTGGTTGACTGTGGATTACACCAAACAAATGATAGATATGAGGATTTTTTAGTAAATAACAGAAAATTCAAAGAGTTTAAACCTCGTGATATTGATTTTATATTTATCACACACAATCATGCGGATCATTCCCTTTTATGTCCTCGCTTGTATAAAGAAGGATGTAGAGCTGCCACTATTATTTCAAGTGGATCAAAACAAGTATTAAAGGACATGGCGTATGATTCTGCTCAAATCAGTGAACGAGACGTTTTATTAATTAATTCTCAGAATGATAAAAATTATAATCCGCTCTATGCTATTGAAGATGTTGATACCATGTTGGAATATACGTTAGAAAAGCCAATAAATGAAAAAATCACAATAGATGATGAGTTTGCATTTGAATTAATCCCAAGCGGACATTTATTGGGTAGCTGTCAGGTAAAATTATATATCACAATTGATGGATTAACAAAAACCATTTTAGTAACTGGTGATATCGGGAATAAAGTAGTAAAGAATCATTTTGTTGGAGAATATCAGCAAGTAGTGAAAGCTGATATTGTTATAGGTGAATCAACATATGGAGATAAGCCAGAGATTAAAACTGGTTTGAAAGAGCGAAAGAATGATTTGGATAAATTCAAGTCTATTATAGAAACACAGATTCATGAAATGCATGGTAGAGTCATAATTCCGAGTTTTGCACAATCCAGAGTGCAGCAACTTGTTCTTATGATTTATGAGATGTACAAGGATTCTGATTGGAAACCAAAGGTATATATAGACTCTCCTCTTGCTATTAAGATATTCGAAGATTATGGTGAATGCCTTGATGGTGAAGATAAAATTCTATTTGATGAAATGATTCAGGATGGTATGTTTCATTTTGTTGAAGATCCAGAAGAAAGCAAAGCTATTGTGTCAAGTGATGAATCTTGCTGCGTAATTTCGACGAGTGGAATGTGTCAAGTCGGTAGAATTCGTCATTATCTTAAGAGATGCGTTCCTGATCAGAACAGTACTGTCCTCTTTGTAGGCTTCAGCACAGAAGACTCGCTTGCCGCTTTGTTGAAGGATAATAAAAGAAAATCTATTACCATTGATCAAAAAGAATATGCTTGCCGGTGTGCATCCTATTCTCTAAAATCAATGTCAGGTCATGCACCGTTCAAACAGCTTGTAGAAGATTATACATCTATTACATGTCAGAAAATTATTTTACACCATGGATCTTCTCTTGCCAAAGAAACTCTTAAAAAAGCTTTAGAGGAAGAATTATCTAAACAGTGTAAATCTACTAGAGTCGTAATAGCTAATTCTAGCTTAAAATTCACAGTTTAAAAATCTCATTATGAGAAATCTATAGAAAGAACGAGGCAAAATGCCTATGGAATTATTGGAAATACCTTTAGTTGGCGGTATAAAAGAAGATCAATTACCGTCTCCTGAAGAATATACCTACTGGAAAAGTAGAAAGGATAGAACATTCTACATTGATTATGAAATCGATGAAGATTATTCTCTTGTCGAGCTTGCAAAGATAATTATCCAAATGAATATCGAGGAAAAGGATGTCGAAAATCCTGATCCGATTCGTCTATTTATTCATAGTTATGGGGGAGATATAGAACAGGCTCTCTTTTTCTGTGATTTGGTTAAATCAAGCAGAATTCCAATTATTACAATTGGAATGGGTGTTGCAATGTCGGCAGGTTTTTTAATCTTCCTATCAGGGAAGAAACGTTATGCGTTTTCTCATACTTCTATGCTTGTACATAGTGGATCCGCTGCATTCCAAGGCACGGCAGAACAGATCGAGGAAGCACAGAAAAATTATAAGAAACAAATTGAACAAATGAAGTCTTATATTCTTGATAATACTACTATCGACGAAAAGACTTTTAATAAAAATAGGAATAAAGATTGGTATTTATCTAGTGATGAACTGTTAAAGTATGGTGTCATCGACGAGGTTATCACTGATCTAACTTTAATTATTTAAGGAGAGTTAAACTACTCTCCTATTTTATTGGATGAAAAGGAGAAAAAGAAATGGCAAATTTTGTTTTTAAGGAAACCAAGCAGACTTCTATGAAGATGGCAGGAATCATTGATACTGATAATATGACGATTGACGTAGATGGCGAAACAAAGAAGTTATCTACCCTATTATCTGTGTTTAATGGCGGCGGTGTTGAGATTAATGTAAAGGTAAAAGAAGAAAATGAACTCGATGAGCCTACTGAATCTTCTGACGAAGAATAGAGAGTTGGTGAATAATTGTTTAATATTGAAGAGACATTAAGTAAATACAATTTGACACCTGAAAAGTATGAACAGTTGCTTCAAGACTGTTCTAATAAAGTAAACAAAATCAGTGATGATGATTGGTCTGAAATTTGTCAGAGGTATAATTTAGACTTTAACCCTGACACGATCAGAAAAGGCTCGCAGCCTCCTCTCATTGGATCTGCTTTCGTATCTGATTATTATAAATGGAAAAATACTCAGAGTAAGAACTTAAATGAACCTGACGATGAGTATTTCAAAAAGCTACGTTTAGAAAAGCAAGAAATTCAGAAAGAAAAACGTAAGTTATATGATGAACGTCTTGATATTAATCGTAGACTTCGAGAAGAATCTAGGCTAGAGACCACAATCGAAAAGATTGACAATATGCTTAATAGTATTGCCGATACTAGATACATTACATATGATAAGAGTCCTTTTATTAAATATAGTGACAATGATATGATCGTATGTTTATCTGATCTACATCTTGGAGCTTCATATTATAGCTATGATGGCTGTTATGATTCTAAAATTGCAAAAGACAGATTGAATCAATATTTATCTGAAATTGTTAACATTCAGAAAACACACTCTGCCGAAAATTGTGTTGTATTATTGCTAGGGGATCTTATCAGCGGCAACATCCATTCGACGATTTCTGTCACAAATAAAGAGAATGTAATTGAGCAGGTGAAACTTGCTTGTGAATATATCTCAGATTTCGTATATGAACTTGGCAAACATTTTAATAATGTTGAAGTACGAGGAGTTTCAGGTAATCATAGCAGAATCAAAGAGAAAAAGGAAGACGCTCTTTTAGGAGAACGTTTAGACTCTCTTATTATATGGTTCATTAAATCTATGTTGAAAAATGCAGACAACGTTACTGTATATGATGAAGACATAGATGATACTATGTCTATTTTCTTTATTAGAGATAAATCATATTTCGGTGTCCATGGTGATTTCGACACTATGAGTGATACGTCTATTGCAAAGCTTGCATTATGGGCGAAATTTACTCCATATTGCGTATTATGTGGACATAAACACTTTCCTGCAATGACAGATGTATCTGGAATTAAAGTAGTGCAATCCGGTAGTCTTGGAGGCAGTGGTGATGAGTATACACGCCAAAAGAGATTAACCGGGAAGCCATCGCAGACAGTATTAGTTGTGAATAATAGAGGTATTAAATGTTACTATCCTATTGAATTAGACTAAATACTAATTTCATTCATAGTGACACTTTCACCGCATCGGTGAAACTATGTATTCCAGTGAAACATATCATAAAAGGTCATCAGTCATCGAGAATTAGTATAATATAAAACAGTCCAGACTCCAACTGGCAATTAATAAATGGAAATAACCTATGGTTAATTTTGGCTGACGAAGCCATATTGGGAGCAGTTCGCTACTGCTCTCTTTATTATTTCGGCAATATTATAAAATTTTGCCGAAAAACATAAAACAAAATACTCGAAAAAGGCAAAACAAAACTGCCGAAAAATATAAAATAAATTTTAGGAAAAAAGGAGCATTCCTGTTAAGTAACAAATAACCGGTTTGCAAAAAATGAGTGCCACCCATAGAATAATGATTGTTAACTTGGCGGTTAATAAGAATCATTGTTCAAAGGAGACACCCACAAATGAATTATAAGCAGAATGAAAAAATCAATCAAGTAAAAGAATCAACTTTGGTAGTCGGAATCGATATCGGAAGTACAACACAGTACGCCAGGGCATTTGACTGGAGAGGCATTGAGCTTGGAAAAGTCTTTCCGTTCAGCAACAGCAGAGAAGGATTTGAATCTTTCAAAGCATGGATGCAGCATTTACAGGACAAGTATAAGAAGCTGGATGCAATCGTAGGTATCGAGCCGACAGGTCATTACTGGTTTGACCTTGGCGCTTATCTTGAGGATGAGGGCATCCTCCTGGTTATGGTTAACCCTTATGCGGTAAAGCAGACCAAGGAACTGGATGATAACAGCCAAAGCAAGAATGACAGGAAGGATCCGAAGGTGATCGCAAAGCTGGTTACCGAGGGCCGGTATTCTGCACCGTATACACCGGATGGTGTGTATGCTGATTTAAGAATTATGGTGGCCAATCGTAAGAGACTCATCAGGGAGATGACCCAGATCAAAAACAGATTTGCCAGATGGTTCGCCATATATTTCCCCGAGTACACAGATGTGTTTGGGGACTATGAAGCACAGAGCAGTATGCTGCTTCTAAAGAAAGTTTGTACTCCGGAAGCAATCGTGGAACTGGGAGCTGAGAAAATCAATCAAATCTGGCGTGATGCAAAGCTTAGGGCTGTGGGAATGAAAAGGGCAACGACCCTGTGTGAGACAGCAAAACGTAGCATCGGCTTAAAGAAAGGCTCTTCGGCGGCCCGGTATGAAATGAAACTGTTGCTCGAGGATTACGAATACAAAAAGGCACAGCTGGACGCCGTTATGGAGGAGATAGAAAAGCTGTGCAGGAAGATACCCGAAAGCGAGCAGATGCTTGCCATCAAAGGTATAGGAGTGATCACGGTAGCCGGATTTCTGGCAGAAGTGGGTGATGTGAGGCGTTTCGAATCACCCAGACAGATACAAAAGCTGGCAGGACTCTCATTACGGGAGAACAGCTCTGGAAAGCACAAAGGACAGACGACCATAAGCAAAAGAGGTCGGAGTAAGCTGCGGGCAGTGCTGTTCAATGCAGCAATTCCGCTGATAGCGAAGAACCCAGAGTTTAAGTCATTGCATGAGTATTACACGACAAGAGCGAATAATCCGCTCAAGAAGAAACAATCCGTGATTGCGATCAGCTGTAAGCTGATACGGGTCTTTTATGCCATCCTTGCAAATGGAGTGACCTATGATGCGCAGAAGATGCTTTCTGACATTCACAGGCAGCCGCAGGCAGCATAAAAAGAACGACTGTGAGATTCAGGAGACGTCCGCCGCAAGGTGCTGAAAGGAACAGAAGAAATTCATAAACATAGAGAGCCAAGTCAGATTTCTTACCATCAGAGCAGAGACTCAGCGAAGGAGCATCATGACGCCCCTTTATGGATAAGCAGAACGAAGGAATTAAGGACCCAGAAGTAAAGGAGATCCTGTATGACATGGGAGGTTAGGCTGCCGTAAGGAGTTGGGGAAAGAAAGGCCGATCATAGCAGAATAAGACGACGTCTTGTTTTGTGTACCCTAAACATCCGAATATCCATGATTTATGGCCAAGGGGAATGACATAGACTTAGAAAATATCTCTATGAAGAAATGAAAATGTGAGAAAAAGCGAGTTAACAAGAGAAAAACAAAGATTATTATGGGAGGTATAAATGCACGTAAGAATTATTGCTTTTAGTAATAACTACGAAGGTTATAAATTAAAAGGATATGATGAAATTGACAATATTAGTGAGTTAATCAAATCATTACAGTATATGAAAGAAAACGAAATTCCGCTAGAAATAAATACAGAAGATATTACTGACACAGATGGAGAAGAATACCCTATTCAAGATGTAAGAATTGTATTCCCTAAATGTGGTGGAGAAATTAATCCATATGTTGCTGTATATGTAGAAGAAATGTGAGGCGACAATTTATGGAATGGAATGTATATTACCATGATTCAAACGCAAAAAAAAATTATTCAATGGAATATTTTTAAGCACGGAAGTTTTAGAAAAGAAGTTTATGAATTATTAAAATCTGATTTGAACAAAGAGGATTTTATTGAGCAGCTTAGAAAAAGTTTGATGTATTACTTTTGGAGTAAATCACAATATGAAGTTCTGGTTTTACCTTGGGTCGGAGAAGCAGATGATATTAAGATTGATATTTATGATCAAGTAATGATGAACTGGGACAAGTTTTCTGAGTATGTGTGGACTAATAAGGAGAAAATTTGATGGATGAAGTTGATGTATATAAAATAACTGAAGTTGATGTATATAAAATAGCTATTGAGGTATTAAGAGATACCATTAATTACCAAAATGAAGACGTAGACAATAGTTATGTCTCTGGAATTATTGATATGACAGATAGAATGATAGAGCATATAGCAGAAAATGAAATAGTAAAGCGTAACCAAATTGGACTTTCATAGGATTAAAAAATAGGAGGATTAATTTTTGAAAACAGATTTTAACTGGTTTGGGGATGATTGGAAGAGAGTAAAGAATCATTGTAGAACCACGGATAATAAAGATTTTACAGAGAACGAACCAACAGATACTTTTAAAAAGAAATTGCTTATATCAGAACATTCACCAATTAGATTACTTGAGTTTGATTGGTCTTGGAAAAGTATTTATTACTGGCTGAGTACAGAGTGGTCGAGACATAAATTTGAAAAATTTATTAGTTCACAAAGAGATGATAGATTAGTTGATGATACTCCACGAGGTAAGAAACCACAAGATGCATTGGTTAATTTTGATGGTTATGCTAATATGCAAAACCTTATTGATAGTTGGAGAAAAAGATTGTGTGGCAATGCTACACCAGAAGCAGTTGAATTGGCAGAAGATTTCAAAATTGAATTACATAAGACACACCCTTATGAATCAGATGTGTTAGTTCCTAATTGTATTTATCGTGCAGGTTGCCCCGAATTTAGTTGTTGTGGAACGATTGCTAATTTTATTAAGTGGGCAAATGATAATAATAAGGAAATAAATTGGCTTAATATTCAAAATAGATATGATTTATACAATGAATGGTTTTATGAGGTACACAAGTAATTGTTCATTTCAACAGGAGGTAAAAATATGATAGAAGATGCTATTGTTTTAACTGGCTACGATCTTGAACAATATAAGAGAATGATTTATAAACCGGAAGTTGAATATAATAAAGAATGGATTATTAATGAGAGAACAAGATTATTAAAAGAAAATGAAAAATTGCAATCTGAACTTAGATGCTTAAATAGAAGGAATATACCATTGCAGAAGAAAATTGCAAACGGTAAGAAATGGTGTCCTATGTGCAACTATGCAATAGATAGAAATGTGCCAGCACAACATTATTGTGATAGGTGTGGACAGGCACTTAAGGTATTTTAAAAGAGGTGATTAATATCAGAGATCCAAATAGATTATATGATTTTTATAACGAGGTAACTCGATTACATATGACGTATATGCCTGACTGGAGAGTGGGTCAGTTTTGGATGAATTTTTTAGTATGGATTCAAAGCGAAAAGAAACGGGATCCGTTCTTCCCAGAAGAAGATGAAATGCTTACATATTTAAAAGAGTTTTGCGGAGAGGAGGTAATAACAACGTGAAAAAGATTGAACGAATGAAAGAGCTTGTTAATACACTTAATAATGCATCTAATGCGTACTATAATCAGTCTCCAATTATGTCAGATTACGAATGGGATAAACTGTACGATGAGTTAACGACACTTGAGTATACTACGGAAATTGTTTTAGCAGATAGCCCCACGCATAACGTTGGTTATTCAGTTGCAGATGAATTAAAGGAAGTGACACATAACCATCCGATGCTATCTCTCGATAAAACAAAATCTGTTGATGAGTTAACCAATTTTATTGGAGATAATGATTGTTTTATATCTGTTAAATGTGACGGATTAACAACTTCGCTAAGATATTTAGACGGAAAGCTTGTTTCAGCAGAAACCCGTGGCGATGGCGAAAAAGGACAAGATGTTCTCCAGAATGTTTTAACTATGAATAATATTCCAAAAGAAATTCCATATAAAGATGAATTGATTATAGACGGAGAAACAATTATCGGATGGGATACTTTTAGAAAGATTAATGATGATTTACCTATTGATAAGAAATATAGCCATCCAAGAAATCTAGTGTCTGGTTCATTACAATTATTAGATAGTAAAGAAGCTGCAAGCAGAAATATGAGATTTGTTGGATGGAGAGTAATTAAAGGATTTGATCATAAAAATCCAAGCTACGATTTGTTTTTAGCTGAAGAAAATGGATTTGAAATTGTGCCATTTGTGAAATTTTCTAAAGGCCATACAAAAGATGACTTAATCAGTTTTCTTGATGATGTAAGAGCATTAGCAGAAGAAGCTGATATCCCTTATGATGGAGCGGTTGTAGCAGTAGATAATTATAAAGTAGCTGATTCTATGGGACGAACAGATAAATTCTTCAGACATTCAATGGCATATAAATACGAAGACGAATTGTTTGAAACCAAGCTTACTAATATTGAATGGAATACTTCTAAAACAGGTTTAATTAATCCAGTAGCAGTATTCGAACCTGTTGATTTGAATGGAGCTATTACTACAAGAGCAACACTTCATAATATTAGGTATATTAAAGATATGATGCTTGGTATCGGTGATAGAATTAGAGTGTATCGTTCTAATATGGTTATTCCTAAAGTACATGACAGCATTGATAAGAGTGGCAATTTTATTATTCCAGAAACATGTCCTATATGTGGTTCACCAACAAAAATTGTAAAGGATAATGATTCAGAAGTTCTTATTTGTACCAATGATGATTGTAAAGGTAAGTTACTTGGGAAACTCAGTCATGCAGTAAGCAAAAATGCCCTCAATGTCGATGGACTGTCAGAAGCAACAATTCAGAAATTTATTGATCTTGGATGGCTAACATCTATTAGAGATATTTATTATCTATCTGCCAATGAAAAAGAAATGAGTATGCTAGAAGGATTTGGTAAACGATCTGTTACAAAGCTTCTTGATTCTATTGAAAAATCTCGTAACACTTCACTTCAGAGATTTATATATTCTCTGTCAATTCCATTGGTCGGAAAATTAGCAAGCAAAGATATTTCAAATGAAGTCGATGGAGATTTTGATGCGTTCATGCGCACTTTATCTGTATATGGTGCAGAATATTTTAAGAATATTCCTGGTATTGGTGATAGTATTGTGTATTCTATGAATGATTTCTTCAGAAACCACTGCAAGGGTATATATAATTTATCAAAAGAATTCACTTTTGAAAAACCTATTTCCTTGGCAACCACGGATGATATTAAATCATTGGCAGGTAAAACTTTCGTTATTACCGGAAGCCTTGAACATTTCGAAAATAGAGATGCGGCTAAAACAGAGATTGAATTACATGGTGGCAAAGTATCTGGAAGTGTTAGTGCAAAAACATCATATCTTGTAAATAATGATATAGAATCCACATCTGGTAAAAATAAAAAAGCCAAAGAATTAGGTATTCCAATCATTTCTGAAAATCAGCTAATCGCAATGATGCGATAATCAAAAATTTATTCCCATAAAAAGAGAATAAGTATTTGTAGCGGTAAGCTACTTCGTGGACGCACGAATAATTATGATACCGGTATCCTCATTAAAAGGAGGATAAAAAATGTTTTATAATTTTGCAACTTGGTTCACCTGTCTGTCGCTTATTACAGCGAATATCCCTGTGATACCGCAGCCTAAGATAGCGCAGATGGATGAATCACACATTATGACCTTATCTGAAATCGAGGAAGAATTGGTTTTAGTTGGTTCAGAAGAAACTGAATCAAATGAATTTGAACAAGCTATAGTTGATATGCAGAACGATATGGATCGAATTGAAGATATCACAAGTAGCAATATGGATTGGTATATTGCTTATAAAAAAATAATTGATAAGTATTCATACATAATTAAGCCACCTGAAACCATATATGACAGTTTTACAGATGATGAAATTTATTTAATTCAGAGAGTCGTTGAGACAGAATGTTTTGATGGCGATTTCGATTCCAAATGTCATGTGGCGAATGTCATTCTCAATCGCATAGAAGATCCTGATCAGAGATTCGGATCTACTGTAGAAAAGGTTGTTACGTCTGAAAATCAATTTGCATATGGAAGAAAAATTATTTCTGATAGTACAAAACTTGCAGTGGAGTATGCATTTGAAATCGTAGATACCACAAATGGTTGTATTGGATTTCACAGCAACAAAAAAACCAAGACGTTTAACAAATGGAACTATGCATTCACTGATCAGATTGGTCATCATTTTTATAGAGAAGAGGAGAAAAATTAAATTGAACGATAAGACAATTAAAGTAAGATTACATAATGCTGATACCGTAAAAAGATTTATTCAGGTCGTAAGAGGATTTATGTCTGATGTAGACATTATGACTGACCACGCAGTCCTTGATGCAAAGAGTATCATGGGAGTTTATGCCCTTGATTTGTCTGAAGATACATATGTAAAGCTTGTTTCTGATAATGTTGAGGAATTGAAACGATTTGATGCGGCTATGGAGGAATTCATGTAATGAGCACAATTGTACTTATTGGAGCTTCTGGATCTGGGAAGTCTACCATTGAAAATGAATTAAATAACCATGGCTTCAGAAAAATTGTATCTTATACAACTCGTGAGCCAAGAGATGGTGAGAAGAATGGTAAGGATTACTGGTTTGTTACAAAAGATACTTTCAAAGATATGCTTGCAGATGGATTATTTGCTGAGTATGAAGAATATTCTCAGGGAAGATTTTATGGAACATTAAAGTCTGATTATGTAGAAGGTAATAATGTTGCTGTTCTAACACCAAATGGTATTCGCCAGCTTAAGCGTAATTTACCTAATGCAGATATTTACAGTGTACTTGTAGAAGCGAATTTGGGAACCAGAATGTTGAGATATATCAATCGAGTTGGATTAGACAAATTCAATTTCGACGATAAGAGTGAGTTGTGTTCAAGAACAGATCGAGATTTCGGCATGTTTTTAGGCATGGACAAAGAAGTAAATCTAGTAGTTGACAATAACTACAACAGAAATATTAAAGATGTTGTGAGTGATATTTTAAATGCATAAAGAAGGATACCAGGAAATCAAAGACTTTATATTCTGTGCTTATAGAAAATGTGAACATACGGAGTGCTTGCGACATAACTGCAACACTCCATACAACACAATAATACATAGAAGCGATAAATTCAAACCGGATAAAGACGGTAATTGTAAGGATATGGTGATTTAATATGGAAATTTATTTAGCAGGAGCAATGGCGTGTTATGGAAGTGAAAGTGATGAAGCGAAAAAGTGGCGTGAAAAAGCTAAAGAATATTTTTTTAGATGGGGTGAGTCTTGTAGGATTATCAGTCCTGTGGACTATTATAGCATTGGCAGCGACGATTCTAAAAATCCTAGTGAAGTTATGCGATTTGATCTCAGAAAGGTTAGAGAAGCAGATTTAGTCCTTGTTAATCTGAAGGATTTGGATAAATCTCTTGGTACTTCGGATGAGATTTTCTATGCTTATATGAGAGGAATTCCTGTAATCGGATTCTTAGAAACAGAGGATGAATTGAGTGAGACAGAAGTACAAAAAACGGTTCATCCATGGAAATATGAACAGATTGATAGAATTGAAACTGGTGAAGATGCTATGGAAAAAGCAATAACCTATATTATTGGATATTATGAAGAACAGAGGTGATGAACACGAATTGTATTGGTAATGCCGGTCTGCTGATCAGAGAGTTGAAAAAGATTGTAGATCGAGATGGAGATAATTTTATCACAGTGAAAATTCAAGGTGATAACAGAGAATATATTATTGAAAGCATTGGACATGAAAAGAATTACAATGATTCTCCAATGAGAACACATTTATGTTTATTGTGTAAAGAGTGAGGTGACGATACATATGGATTACGACAAGATTATTGAACTTGATGATGTTACTTTGCAGGATTGCGAAGAGTTATATGATCTCAAAGGTATTGAAATTATTATTAATGATGGCAGAATTATTAATTTTGTGAAGGAGTAAACAGATGAAAATTATTGAGGATAATGATGAATATATTGCGCTTTCGGAAGTGAAATATGGTAATGTGTTTAAAGTTGGCGAAAAATTTTATGTGAAAGTTAATATATCAGCATTTACTGATAGTCAACAATATGGTTCATTTGCTTTGTCATTAGATAATTTTTCAATCGTTCGTTTTAGCAAAGATGATAAGACAAAAGCAATAATTTATGAACCTCAAGAAATGCATTTAATTAGGAAAGGTTGATTTCAAGAGAAATTAAAAAGGAGAATCATATATGTGTTTAACAGTAAAAGAAGTAAAAGAAATTTTGGATGGAATGCGTGATGATGCATTGGTATTAGCAGATAAAGAGCTTGAGGGCGATGCTGCACATGAACTAACCGCTTATGAATATCCATCTGGCGATAAAAAGGATTGGAATTTTGTAATTTTAACGTGGGAGAAATAGGAAGGAGATAAGATAGATTGGTAGTTATTAAAAGAGATTGTACAGAAGTCGATTTTGACAAAACAAAAATCTCTAATGCAATTCTCAAAGCGATGAAGAATGGTTCTGGTATTGTAAAACCTAAGATTGCAGAAGATATTGCTAATGAAATAGAGGAAGAATGTAAAAATGAAGATGAAGTAAGCATCTCAGATATTGAGTCGATGGTATATGATAAATTAATTACTAAAAAACAGAGACTTACCGCAAAAGCATATGAGGGATATAGAAGTATTCGTGAATTTCAGAGAGATAATGATAATACCACTGATGATCAAATTTGTGAATTATTACAAGGAACCAGTGATTATTGGAATAATGAAAATTCTAATAAGAATGCAAAATTATTAACTACTCAACGTGATTATATGGCAGGTATAGTCAGTACTGATATAACAAGAAGATTTTTACTTCCCCCAGAAGTTGTACAGGCACATGATGAAGGATTGCTTCACTTTCACGATGCAGATTATTTTGGACAAAATGCAATTACAAATTGTTGCTTAATAAATTTAGAAGATATGCTTCAAAATGGAACATGTATTAATAAAGTAAAAATTGATAAGCCGCATAGATTTTTAACGGCTATGACAATTGCTACTCAGATTATTACAGCTGTAACTTCAAGTCAATACGGAGGGGCAAGTATTACACTTACTCATTTAGCACCATTCGTAAGAGATAGTTATAAGTATTATTATAATAAATATCTAAACTGGGGATTCAATGAAAATGATGCAGAAAAATTCGCAGAACAAGATACGAGAAAAGAAGTTACTGACGGAGTGCAGACATTTAACTATCAATGCAACAGTATGACTACGACAAACGGACAGTCTCCATTTTTGAGTGTATTTATGTATCTTGGTGAAACAGACAAATACAAAGAAGAACTAGCTATGATTATCGAAGAATTCCTTAATCAACGAATTTTAGGAATGAAAAATGAAGTTAGTGTATATGTAACACAGGCTTTCCCTAAATTATTATATGTTTTAGAGGAAGATAATATCAATGAGAATAGTAAGTATTGGTATTTGACTGAATTAGCTGCAAAATGTACTTCTAAGAGATTAGTTCCTGATTATATTTCTGAAAAGAAAATGAAGGAATTTAAAGAAGGGAATTGTTTCCCATGTATGGGCTGCCGAAGTTTTCTTTCTCCCTACAAAGACGCAGATGGTAATTATAAATTCTACTCAAGATTTAATCAAGGTGTTGTTACATTGAATCTTGTTGATGTAGCATTATCTTCGGAAGGAGATTTTGATAAGTTCTGGGATTTAATGGAACAAAGAGCAGAACTTTGTCATAAGGCATTAAAATGTAGACACGAAAGACTTGAAGGAACATTATCTGATGTAGCTCCTATTTTATGGCAAGATGGGGCGTTTGCAAGATTAGAAAAGGGAGAAAAAATTGATAAGTTGCTTCATGGTGGATATTCAAGTATATCACTTGGATATGCAGGTCTATATGAATGTGTAAAATATATGACTGGAAATTCACATACGGATAATTCTACAGGACATGATTTTGGCATTAAAGTAATGGAATTTCTTAATAATAAATGTGAACAATGGAAATCTGAAGAAGATGTTGGGTATAGCACTTACGGATCTCCAATAGAGAGTACGACTTATAAATTTGCTAAATGCTTAAAAAGGAGATTTGGAATTATTGAAGGCATTACAGATAGAAATTATATTACAAACTCATATCATGTTTTTGTAAAAGAACCTATCAATGCATTCGATAAGCTATATATTGAATCAGAATTTCAGTCATTGTCCTTGGGTGGAGCTATTTCCTATATTGAAACATCAGATATGACTCAAAATATTCCAGCAGTTCTCGAAGTTCTTAAATATATCTACGATAATATCATGTATGCAGAATTAAATACTAAATCTGATTATTGTCAAGTATGCGGATACAATGGTGAAATCAAGATCATTGATGAGGATGGAGAATTAATATGGGAATGTCCTTGTTGTGGTAACAGAGATAAAAGTAAAATGAATGTTACTAGAAGAACTTGTGGTTATCTTGGAACTAATTTTTGGAATCAGGGAAGAACACAAGAAATTGCTGAAAGATATGTTCATTTAACAGATATCGCAGAGGAATAACTTATATGTTAGGAGTATAAATATGAAATATGCGCAAATAAGATCTATGGATATTTCAAACGGAGAGGGAATAGGAGTTTCCCTCTTCGTACAAGGTTGTCCATTTCACTGTTTCGGATGTTTTAACTCTGAAACATGGGATTTTAATGGAGGTAAAGAATGGACAGAAAAAACAAAAGACAAGTTTATGAAACTTATTGATAGACCATATATTAAACGAGTGTCATTTCTTGGTGGCGAGTGTTTAGCTGAAAATAATCTCGATGAAGTCTTACTTCTAATTAAACAAATCCGCATTTCATTCCCTGAGAAATCCATCTGGTTATACACTGGATACACATGGGAAAAGATTGTGTATCAATATAATTCAAAAAGAGACAAATTTTTGAAAATGCGAAAAGAGATTGTTTCTAACGTAGATGTGCTCATTGACGGAGAATATATAGATGAACAAAGAGATATCACGCTCCCGTGGCGTGGCAGTAGCAATCAACGTGTTATAGACGTACAGAAATCTCTTGAACAAGGAAAGGTGGTTCTCTATTGTGACTAATGCACACAATCTAAAAAAGAAAGATATTCTCTATTACGCACGAATTATTCCACAAACATCAATCTATGAAGTATGCGAAGTATCGATCAGAACAATAGAAGATACATATTTTGTTGGCACGGATAAGCGTGATAAACATGCTTATTTATTCTCATACAATGCAATCGATAAAACTGTTTTCCACAATCGTAAAGATGCACTGAAAATTGTGAAAGAAGCGGAGAATAATAAACCGAAAGATCTTTCAACAGAAACAGATTATGAAGAATACTGAAAGGAAGAACAGGAGGATATGAATGTTACATTACGCAACAACAATAGCAGTATTAGCTTTTATAGCCTTTATTGCAATTATTATTTATGCGATGTGTGTGGTCTCTCATAGGTCAGATAATATTTTAGAAAATTATGACCATGTAGAGTTATCACAAGAAGCATCAAGTGAATTGGAAAAAGTCATTAGACATTACGAAGGAGAAGACAAGATGATAAAAGCAGATACTGAAAAGAATTTAGAAAGAATTGCAAAGTTTGAAAGGGTAAGTTTCGAACAGTTCAAAGATGATCTGATTTCTACATCGGAAGATTTTAAACAGCTGGATATCGAAGGGATGTATAATGATATTAAATTACCTACGAGATCTACAAGTCATAGTGCCGGTTATGATATTTCTATTCCATATGGCATGGAGTTAGATCCTGGCGAAACAATTAAGATTCCAACTGGAATCAGATGTTACATGGACAATAACTATGTCATGTTGATATATGTTCGCAGTAGTGTAGGTATTAAAAAGAGATGTGTTCTACTAAATGGTACTGGCGTAATTGATAGTGATTATTACAACGCTGATAACGAAGGACATATGTTTATTGCATTAAAGAACGATGGAGATAAGTCGGTAACGTTTGAAGCAGGAGACAGAATTTGTCAGGCAGTATTTGTGCCATTTGGAATCACGGTAGACGATAATTCTGATGGAGTAAGAACTGGTGGAATCGGAAGCACGAACAAATAAGATATTAAAACAAACAGATTTATATGATATTTTGCCGTTCGGCAAAACAAAGATAAATCAGCTTATAAAATCAAATCAGCTTCCATTAGTTAAAATAGGTAATGATTACATTACAACTTTTAATATTTTGGAATCTTGGATTAAGGAACATATAGGAGAAGAAATATATTACTAATTGAAACAGTGTAAAGGATTTGATATAATATAATTAATTCAAATTACCTTTACATTGTTTTTTTTTAATGGAGGTGAGCTTATAATAAACAATGTATCGGCAATGGTTAATGCTATGACAATAAAAGAACGTGGCGATGGCAGATTTGAGGGTAGGCTTACAGTTAATGGCATTCGTAAAAGCTTTTATGGCAATAATAAATCTATTGTAAAGAATAAAACAAAAGATTATTTAATGAGAATAGAAAATGGTTTCAGAGAGCCAAAAAAAATTCTGTTTGATGATTATGCGAATTATTGGCTAAAAGAATTCAAATGGAATAAAATTGAACCAACTTCTTACACAAGATTATATAGGACATATGAGTGCCGAATTAAAAACTATCTTGGAAATAAAAAAATTGGTGAGATTACGACAAAAGATATACAATCTCTGATCGATATGTATGCCAATCCGCCTAGTGAAAAAATCAAAGCATTATCTTTATCTGGACTAAAACGAGTTTTTGATTTTATTAGACCATGCCTAAATAATGCAGTCAGAGAAGAACTTATATATAAAAATCCATGCGATGGTGTACTGATTCCAAAAGAAAGCTGTATAGAAGTAGATACAAAAGTACAATTCTCCTTATCTGATTCTGAAATATCGGAATTTAGAGAAGAAGCATTAAAACGGTATAAAACAACAGGGGAATATTGCAGTAGAGATGCTTTTATATTACTTCTTATGATAAATACAGGTCTTCGTGTTGGAGAAGCGTTGGCATTACAATGGAAAGACATTGATTTTTCAACCAATCTTTTATATGTGAATAAAACAATACAAAGCAATATAGCAAATTTTAATGGCGAACATGGCAAAAATACTACCTATAACAGATTGAAAGAATCCACAAAAACAGAAGCAGGAGTCAGGGTTATAAAATTAAATGAAAATGCACTGTGGTATATAAATGAACTTAAGGAATATGATAAGAGAAAACGGATTGTTTCCAATAATATATGCTGCACCAAAGAGGGTACGTTGGTCACATCAAGAAACTTACAAAGAAGTCTTGACCGTATTGTTAAAAGAACCGGCATAGAGAAGAGAGTTACCCTCCATACCCTCAGACATACTTTTGGTTCAACACTTCTGAGAAGAGGTGTAAATATAGCTGTTGTAAGTAAAATAATGGGTCATGCCAATATCACCATTACAATGAAAAAATATATTCACGTATTACAAGAAGAAGAGGCAAAGGCAATGAATATGGTTAAAGTGTGCTAAATTGGGGTCAAATTGGGGTCAATAATATTTTTAATATGGCGCAAATCCAGTATTCATCAGTGTTACAAGGATTTGAGACAATTGTCGACTCCCGTCTACTCCATAGAAAAAGTGCCGTTTTTGCGGCACTTTTTATTTTTCGTGTGTGCATTATTGAGGACTGATTCGCTGCAAAAGAGCATCCTGCAATACTTGTGAAAAGTTAATATTCATTGCAACAGCAGCTTCATTCAGCCATTCGGGAATGGTCAATGTCTTTTTAACAGCTTTGTTATTAAAACGTTTGCGATATTCCAGGGTATCGCATGCAACCATACTTAAAAAGGAATCCGCAGTAACTTTGATGTCTGACATTTTGGAGGGCTGTGGAATGGGGCGTTGGTCCTTTTCATATCCATAGAGAATAAGCGCGAGGGCATCTTCAGCCATAAACAGAGCATCAGCCAGCGTGTCGCCGCAGGTATAACAACCTTCCAGATCGGGAAAATATACAGAATAACCTCCATCTGGTTCAGAAGTAAAAATAGCGGGATAAACATATTTAGACATAAGAATCTCCTTTCTAAGAATCCATTCCGGCAAAAAAACACCTCAAATAATAAGCCGAAATGTTTAGATGATTGGCATATTATTTGAAGTGTTTTTAGATATTTTTAGCATACTGTTTTTTGAAAAAATTGTCAATGAAAAGGAAAGGTCAGATGAAAAATGTGGTATAATTTCCAAAGAGTTTTACAAGGGAGTAATTGACAAGCTATGAAAAAGAAACACAACAGACCTCAGAAACGTTTGATAACACAATTGTCATTATGGCTGGCACTGCTATTGGCATTCACCGGCTGTGCGGAAAGCACCGTCACGTCGCAGGATAATACCTATGCGATAGAGCAGCTGGCGACGATCCCCTCCGAATTGCTGGAAGCATCGGAGACTGCAGTATCGGAACCCGAATCCGGACAGCCACAGGAAAACGCTTCGGATACACAAGAATCGCAGCAGGTCACATCTGCAACAGACGTTCCGACAGGAGAGGGCACATCAGCATTTTCCCTCCGGGAGATTCCGGCATACTCCGGCACACCTTATACAGAGGTCAATGGCAACCAGCCTTATTTCACAGAGGAGGAGCTGACCACACAGTCCTTCGAAACCTACAGCGAGCTGGACAGCCTGGGGCGCTGTGGCGTGGCATATGCCAACGTGGGACAGGATCTGATGCCGACAGAACCGAGAGGGGAGATCGGAGCCGTGAAGCCTACCGGCTGGCATCTGGTGAAATACGATAATGTGGACGGAAAATACCTATACAATCGCTGCCACCTGATCGCTTACATGCTGGCGGCGGAAAACGCCAACCCGCAGAACCTGATCACCGGAACCAGATATCTCAACGTGCAGGGAATGCTCCCTTTTGAGACGAAAGTCTGCGATTATGTCAAAAATACAGGGAACCATGTCCTGTACCGTGTCACTCCCATATTTGACGGTGATAACCTGCTGGCAGACGGCGTCCTCATGGAAGCCTATTCCGTGGAAGATGCCGGAGAGGGAATCAGCTTCTGTGTATTTGCCTACAATGTGCAGCCGGGGATCGGCATTGACTATGCCACCGGAGATAACTGGGCGGAGGGCAGCGGAACCTACCAAAGCACCGTAGCGTCCGTTGCGGAAGAGACACCGGTGCCACAGCCTGAGACCGATACTGCGGTGCAGATCACACCGGAATCGTCGGTGTCGCAGGAATCCCGGGAAACCACCTATGTGCTGAATACCAACACCAAGAAATTCCACTATCCCACATGCTCCAGCGTGGACGATATGAAAGAGAAAAATAAACAGATCTACACCGGCAGCAGAGACGAGGTCATCAATATGGGATATGTTCCCTGCAAACGGTGCAATCCCTAAATCGAAAGCACACAAAAAGAGATATGCGCAACGAATTGCGCATATCTCTTTTCACGTCAGAAGCTGGAAGAAAAGATGAAATGGATGAAATATGGATGCACAATTGGATAAAATACACAAAAATAGTTAATAAATATTAGAATTATTGTCAATTTAAAACACAAAATGCACATGTTATAATCCAAACATAGCTGAGCAAACGATTGCGCAAACGGGTTGCGCACCACAGGGAGGATGCTGAGTGGGATATAGCAGTCCGGCCGGTGCGGGGCACCGGTCGGAAAGAAGAAAGGGAAGGTGCATTATGAAGAAAAGAGACTGGAAGAGAAGTCTGGCATTTGTGTGTGCAACGGCTCTTATCGCAGGAAGCTTAAGTCCATACGGACCGTTGACCCGGGTAAAAGCGGAGGAGACGAATCTATTTACGGACGGTGATATGGGCGATGACGAAATGGGAGACAGCACGGATGCCGCAGACTTTTGGGCGAATCAAAATTGGTATTTTGAAGGAGATACCTGGAATTGCACAAGTCAGGTAAAATATTCTATTTGGGCCAAGCAGGCAGGCGGCTGCGGACTGGAGATCGATTTTGATAAAGCAGATGGAACTGTCTGCATGTATCAGGAAATCGGTTCGCTGGAAGCCGGAAGCTATACTGTAACGGGATACATTAAAGATGGCAGTGGAAGTGACGGCACGATTGCTCTGTACCATGCAACAAAAGACGGCAGTTGGAATGTGTCAGAGAAATCGACACAACTGACGGAAGAATATGCCATGTTCAAAGATGAATTTACGGTGGCAGAAGCTGTCGGCAACTATAAAGTCGGATTCCAGATTACCAGTAAAAATGGTGCATGGATCTATATCGATACTCTGACACTTACGAAGAAGGCTTCGGATTCAGCAGAAGAGACTCCGGCACCGGAAGCAACAGAATCCCCGGACCCCACAGCTACGCCGGAAGCTTCTGCCACTCCTGAACCGGAGAGCAATGTTCTGTATTCCAAGACTTTTGAGGAAGGAACCGACCCGGCAGATATGTCTGACTGGTCACAGACCTGGAGTGTAGACAGCAGTGCTACCTCTATAGCAGATACCGGCGCCGGTAATAATACTACAACTGTCTGGAACTACTACTCGGCAACGGCACAGAATCTGACAGCTGCTACTACGGTGACAGCATCCGATGCCGGTAACTATAAAGCATCTTTCCTGACAGCCGGAGAGAACGTGACCGGAACCATCAGCCTCACAGCCGGAGATAGAAAAGTATCGGCAGATCTGACCGCAGGAGGCTGGGATGTTTATACTCTTGCAGAGACCGGTGCATTAACCGTGGAGGCAGGTGCGGAGCTTACCATTACCATTTCTCTGGATATTGCAGCAGGCGGTTATCTGAAGATAGATGACATCCTGGTGACGAAAGCAAGTGATGATGAAATTCTGGCTGCAAAGAAAGCAAAGGCAGAAGAATTACAGAGCCTGATCACGGAATATAAAGCATTAAAAGAGACAGATTATACTGCTGACAGTTGGAAAACTCTGCAGGAAGCACTGACAGAAGGCGAGAACTTCCTGCAGGCACTGGATGGCGATTATACTTCCGCAACCGTCACAGAGGTCGAAGAGAAGATCACGAATCTGAAAAAAGCGAAAGATGAATTAAAAAGCGCTGCTGTGGTAACAGCCGGAATCAATGTGGAAAAGGTCAATGGACTGACGAGTGATTTCATCGGCGGTGTGGATATTTCATCTTACAGAGCTCTGAAAGACAGCGGTGTAAAATATTATGATTTTGAAGGAAATGAATTGGATGATGCCGGATTTTTTAAGCTGCTGAAAGATAGCGGTATTAACTACGTACGTATCCGTGTATGGAATAACCCTTACGATGCATCTGGTAACGGCTACGGCGGTGGCAATAATGACCTGCAGAAAGCGGTGGACATGGGTAAGCTGGCTACTAAAGCCGGAATGCGTGTCCTGATCGATTTCCACTATTCCGATTTCTGGGCTGATCCTGCCAAGCAGAAGGCACCGAAAGCCTGGGCAGACATGACGATTGCGGAAAAGACAGCAGTAGTAAAAGATTATACGATGAATAGTCTGAACACTTTACTGGATGCAGGCGTCGATGTCGGAATGGTACAGGTCGGTAATGAGACAAACAACGGAATTGCTGGAGAGAGCGGTCTGGAGAATGCCAACACCACAGCAATTTTCCGCGCCGGATGTGAAGCAATCCAACAGGTGGAGCAGGATCGGAACAAAGAAATCAAGGCAGTAGTGCATTTCGCAAATCCTGAGAAACAAAATTATATGACTTACGCTAAAGCATTGGCCGATGCCGGTGTGGAGTATGATGTATTCGCCTCTTCCTATTATCCTTACTGGCATGGAACCCTGGATAACCTTAAGAATCAGTTAAATGCGATTACGGAAAAATATGGAAAAGAAGTCATGGTAGCGGAGACCTCCTGGGCGACCGGATTAGAGGACAGTGACGGTCATGCAAACACCGTCCGCGAAGGCAATAACGATGCAGGCATGGATTATGATTTCAGCATCTACGGACAGGCGAAGGAACTGCGTGAGGTGATCAATGCCGTCGCAGAAATGAACAAAGGTATCGGAGTGTTTTATTGGGAGCCTGCATGGATCCCTGTAAAAGTGTATGATCCGGAAGCAGAAGATGCCGAGCAGACCCTTGCAACGAATAAGGCAGCCTGGGAAAAATATGGTTCCGGCTGGGCAGCTTCCTATGCGAAAGAATATGATGCCGAGGATGCCGGAAAATGGTACGGCGGATCCGCAATAGACAATCAGGCATTGTTTGATGCCTCTGGCCATCCCCTGGAAACCTTAAAGATATTCAGTTATGTAAAAACAGGTGCGGAGACGGCTAAAAAAATCAGCACTGTTAAAAATGCAGATGCAGTCGAGATAGAATTAGGAAGTACCTTTACTTTACCGGAGACGGTAAAAGTTACCTATTCAGATTACACTTCCGGAGCAGAAAACGTAACCTGGAACGCACAGGATGTTGCCGCAGTCAACACTAACGCAGCAGGAAAATATACTGTGAACGGAACAGTATCTCTGGAAGGAGAGACCTATCAGACAAAATGCGTGATCACCGTGAATCCGCAGAACCTTCTGACCAATCCCCGGTTTGAGGATGGAGAGAACGCATGGATATTAAGCGGAACCGGTATTAAAGTCCTGATGGATGGCAAGGACTCCAAAGATGGAAACGGATATCTGCATTTCTACAATGACAGTGATTTTACCTATGATGTAACACAGACAATTACGCTGGATGCAGGAATTTATCGGTTCGGAGGATATCTTCAGGGTGGTGGAAACTTAGCGGCAGACAGCTACGAGGTCTATGCCTCCGTAGATGGTAAGACACAGACAGCAGAAGGCGAATTGAACGGCTGGAAGAACTGGAGCAATCCGGAGGTACAGGATATCGAGATCACTGAGGATGGAACAAAAGTAACGGTGGGAATCCGGGCAACCGCATCTGCCGGAGCCTGGGGATCCTGGGACGATATGTACCTGAACAAAACCGGAGAAGTTACCCCGGCACCTGTAGTTACCCCGCAGCCGACCGTAACCCCGGCACCTGTAACAGCACCGGAAACAGAGAGCAGCTCTGCGGACAAGGATACATCTGCACCGGTACAGACAGTAGACTGGAATATCGTGACTTCCAACGTACAGGCAAAGATCGCGGAAGTGACACAGAATCCGAATATTAACAGTGTGAACATGAATATCGTATGCTCCGGAGAGACCAGACTCCCTGCCGCAGTGCTGGGAAGTATCAAAGGCTCAGACATGACCCTGGCACTTCATAGCGGCAACGGTGTGGCAGTCAGCATCAGCGGACAGGATCTGAAAGGCACAGCCCTGAATGCATTACAGAACATTGATCTCACCGTGGACAGCAAAGCCCGGAATATCCCGGCAGCCATGGTGGCATCCAAGAAGGCAGAAGCTACAAAACAGCTGTCTGTAAAAGACACCGGAGCATTCCCGGTAGCTGTGAACATTCATGTGAATGTCGGAGCAGAAAACAGTGGAAAATACGCAAATCTTTATCGTTATAATGCCGAGAAGAAACAACTGGAATACTGTGGCTCCTTCCCCGTGACCAGGAATGGTCAGTCCATGTTTGCTCTAAAGCAGGGCGGTGATTACATGGTAACGGTAACCGTGGCACAACCGAAGGAGATCGTATATTTTAACAGTGGCGATTATGCAGTGAAAGCAGGAGATACCCTGTCTGCCATTGCCAAACGCAACCATATGTCATTGGCGGAACTGAAAGCCAAAAACCCGCAGATCAAGGATTTACATAAGATTCGCGTGGGACAGAAATTGAATCTGAATTAAAAATAGAATGGGACTCCGAAGTTGATTTGGGGTTCCATTTTTGAATTAATAGCTGCATATGTGAAAGCAAAAAGGTAACACAATTGATATTGTGTTACCTTTTTGCTTTCACATAGTATATCGGTACGCTCGCAGAAAACTTAACCCCTTTTTTGAAAAAAATTAAACCTCTCATTTGCCAAAGTAAATGCAGCCCCGGAAAGTATATGTTATAGTTCACAGATATATAAAAAACGCCGGTTTTATGCGGCTTCCACTAATTTCTAGGAGGAATCAGATGAATACAGCACAACCAATTCGTAACCTGGAGGATTTGAAAAATTTTAAAAACTACTATAAGGAAATCCACCCCAATGCCAGAAACCAATTGTTAGTGATCCTGGGCTTGAATACTGCACTGAGGATTTCGGATCTGCTTACTCTGCGGTGGGAAGATGTTTATAACTTTTCTCAAAACAGATGGCAAGAGCATATTGAGATCATTGAACAGAAGACGGGAAAGACCTCCTGCATCTATATCAATCATAATATTCATGCATGTCTTCAAAATTATCAGGCACAGCTTCGAAAGGAGCAAAAACCTATTCAGCCAGAAAAGTATCTTTTTCCTCACAGCAATAAAAATGAACCCATCAGTCGGGTGCAGGCTTTTCGCATCATCAAAAAGGTGGCAGCTTATTACAATATCCCCGGCGTGATCTGCTGTCATTCCCTTCGCAAAACCTTCGGATATCATGCCTGGCAGCAGGGCGTACAGCCGGCAATGCTGGTCAGCATCTATAATCATTCGTCTTATGAAGTGACCAAACGATATCTTGGCATTGAGCAGGATGACCGGGATAAAATTTTTCAGGAGATCATACTCTGAACACAAGGGTAACACAATATCAAGTTTGTTACATTACGATCAGTATTTCCAAAACACAGCAAATTATAAGGAAATAATCGATTCAAGGAGGAATGGCTATGCTGAGATTATCGGTGAGAGATGAAGAGTTTCTGATGATCGGAGACGATGTGAAGATTGTATTTCTGGGAAGCAGCGGCGGACAGACACGTATCATGATCGACGCCCCCAAGGATGTGAACATCGTACGAAGCAAGGCCATTGAAAAACGGATCCAGGATCCGGAGCTTCTGGCGACGATCCCGAAGTATTACAAGAATCTGGAAGGTACCGCCAAGAAGAAAAAATCCAACGTCGTGATCGTACAGAACAAATAACTTCAGATATTGTGGGACAAAAGTTTGCTAACAATGCGGAATCCTAGGGCCGCAGTAACTATTAACCACACACCGCAGATAAACGGATGTATCTGCAACACTTTTTTACACATGGAGGTAAATTATTATGGTAGTACAACACAACTTAACAGCTATGAACTCTAACAGAATGTTAGGATTAACCACAAAAACTCAGGCAAAGTCCACAGAGAAACTGTCTTCCGGTTATAAGATTAACCGTGCAGCAGATGATGCAGCCGGCCTGTCCATCAGTGAGAAGATGAGAAAGCAGATCAGAGGTCTGACACAGGCTTCTTCCAACGCACAGGATGGTATTAGTGCAGTACAGACCGCTGAAGGTGCTCTGAACGAAGTTCAGGATATGTTGCAGAGAATGAATGAGCTGGCAGTAAAGTCTGCAAACGGAACCAATAGTGCAGATGATAGGCAGTATATTCAGGATGAAATTGATCAGTTAACGACAGAAATTGATCGTGTATCTGAAACAACAAAATTTAATGAAGCATATTTGTTAAAAGGTGACAGCACTACAACCGATAAAGCAACTTTTATACAGTCAGGATATGCCGTTGCTAAAGACTTATATGCAGAAGGATCTGATGCTGCATTAACTACTGCACAATTGAAAGAAGCATTAGAAAAAGGTCAGAAGATTTATACAGATACTGCTGCAAATGGACAGACTGATGATAAGATTGCCAAAGCTAATAGAGATTATGCATATGTAACAAAACTTTATGATAAAGATGGTAAGGAAGTGTCGGCTGAAAATGTTCTTGCCGGAAAAAATGCTGATGGAACCACGGCTGCTCAAAAATATTATACCAGTGATGCAGGAGAAACTGGAAATACTAATAACGCAAATGTTGCTATAGCAGTTGCTGATGCTAAGAAAACAGACGGTACAGGATATCTAGAGCAGTTTGATGTAAATGGAAAACTGTCCTTTAATCTTCATGTAGGTGCGGATTCTTCATCCAATAATAAAATTGGTGTAGAAATTTCTTCTATGAGTGCTGCAGGAATTGGCGTGAAGAATCTTAAAGTTGATACTGAATATGATGCGACAGCAGCAGTTGATCGTATTTCTGCAGCAATCCAGAAAGTATCCACCCAGCGTTCCGCACTTGGTGCAGTTCAGAACAGACTTGAGCACACCATCAACAACCTCGACAACGTAGTTGAGAATACCACCAGCGCAGAGAGCCAGATCCGTGATACCGATATGGCTACTGAGATGGTTAAGTATTCCAATAACAACATTCTGGCTCAGGCAGGTCAGGCTATGCTTGCACAGTCCAACCAGGCTAACCAGGGTGTACTGTCTCTGTTACAGTAATCTTAACCACAGATGGATCCAAAACATTTTTAAGAATTAGTTGTGTAAAAACTAACATAAAAAGGTTCCACCGGAGAATTCCGGTGGAACCTTTTTGCTGTGAACAGCCTGAAAATACAAGTAATAGGACACTTAGTAAAGATGCACAAAATCCAAATCCGTGAAAATAGCCAATTTCAACATACTCAATTTTGTATACTTATTTTTTAGAAATTCATAGGAAAACAGTCCTCTATACCTTATAATAAACGTGGGTGCTGCCAAAACGGTAAGCGGTTCGCCTTTCGCCAGAATGGGAACATTTTGAGAACTTTCAGTATTATCGGAGGTGATACGAATGGGAAATTTAACGAAAGGTACATAAATGATAGAAACAGTGGTTGGCGCTGTCGGTATTGTAGTTACGATGATCAGCATCATCGTGACCGTGATCAGTATCGTGCAGACCAGTCAGAAACGAAAGCATTAAAAAAGCAACCGCCTCCACCAAAGGTACAAGTTGCTTTTTTAGAACTATAAACTAAGGTGAACCGTTGCTGTACGGTAGCACTCTTTTTGTCCATTAATATTAACACTTTTTTTACGATGCGTCAACGTTTTTCGCATACTTGCAATCATTCTGCAAATGCTATAGACTAAGAGTAATCTACATTGATCTGAAAACAGTAAAGGAGACCACTATGTGCACAGCAGCAACTTATAGATCGCAGGATTTTTATTTTGGCAGAACTTTTGATTATGAATTTAATTACGGAGAAGAAGTGGTGGTGACACCGCGTAATTACTCTTTTCAGTTACGGCATCAGAATGCATTGACTGAGCATTATGCCATGATCGGTATCGCTCATATGGTGGGGGATTATCCGCTGTATTATGATGCGGTCAATGAGAAGGGCCTGGGCATGGCAGGTCTTAATTTCGCGGGCAACGCCGTATATCGTAAGCCCCGGGAGGGCAGAGACAACATTGCACAGTTCGAGTTCATTCCCTGGATCCTGGGACAGTGTGCTACGGTGCAGGAAGCCCGGACGCTGTTAGCCCACATCAATCTGGTGGATACGCGGTTCAGCGAGCAGTTTCCGACATCACAGCTGCACTGGATACTGGCGGACAGGGACGAGGCGATCACGATAGAGGCAGTCGGGGAGGGACTGAACATTTATGACAATCCCGTAGGGGTATTGACGAACAATCCTCCCTTTGACAAGCAGCTGTTCCGGCTGAATGACTACAGTTATCTGTCTCCGGATCAGCCGGTGAACCGTTTCTCAGAGCAGCTTCAGCTGCAGCCGTACAGCCGTGGCATGGGAGCCATGGGGCTGCCCGGCGATCTGTCCTCTGCCTCCCGTTTTGTCCGGGTGGCTTTTACGAAAATGAATTCTGTATCGGGAACCTCGGAGTCTGAAAGCGTCAGTCAGTTTTTCCATATCTTAGGAAGCGTGGCTCAGACGAGAGGATGCTGCCGTCTGGAAAACGGTAAGTATGAGATCACTATTTATACTTCCTGCTGTAATGCAGACAGGGGGATTTATTATTACACTACCTATGAGAACCACCAGATCACAGCCGTAGATATGTACCGGGAGAACCTGGATGGGGAGATTCCCGTGCATTATCCCCTGGTGCAGGGAGAGCATATCTTACTGCAGAATGCGGCAGATACAACGGAGGAAAAACTGTAAATGGATGTAGAACAGAGAGAACATGTAGTGTCCGGCTTCGCCTTCTATTCCGAGAAGGATGCCAGACTTGCGGAGCAGGAACGGCAGAAGATCGCCTATCTGGATAAGCGCATTGATCATACGGATATTCAGTCGGTTCTTGCCATTTATAAAAAAGCACTGGAAGACCGGGTGTTCCGCACCCCGGTAGGACTGGAGTACCTCAGGGAGCTGCAGGGAGAGCTGCGCGCCCGGGAAGAAGAACTGGGGGAGGAAGTGCCTCCGATCCCTCTGTGGACGAACTTTGCCGATGTCAGGACGAAGACGTCCCCTGCCAGAAGACGGATCCAGCCGATGCCGGAAGACGGGGGCAAAAAGGCGGGTCTTTGCCTGTCAGTGATCATGAACATCGTGATGATTGTGGCAATCATTGCCATGTTTGTGATCACATTGAATTCCGACCAACCCAATATCCTGAATTACGAGCGGAATCTTCAGAATAAATACGCATCCTGGGAACAGGAGCTGACCCGGAGAGAGCAGACGGTTAGGGAAAAAGAGAGAGAGCTACATATAGAAAATACAGGGAATACAGGAAATACGGAGACCGAAGTTTCACAGAATTGACATATTTCCGCGCTATACTATGTCTACAACAGAAAGGTGAGGGTATGTATGGACAGACTGAAAATACTGGTAGTAGATGATGAGAGCAGGATGCGTAAGCTGGTCCGGGATTTCCTGGTGAAGAGTAATTTTGAGGTGCTGGAGGCCGGAGACGGCGAGGAGGCACTGGATATTTTTTATAAGGATAAGGATATTGCACTGATCATTCTGGATGTCATGATGCCAAAAATGGATGGTTGGCAGGTATGCCGGGAGATCCGTGTGAACTCCCAAGTTCCTATTATTATGCTGACAGCCCGCGGAGATGAGAGAGACGAGCTGCAGGGTTTTCAGCTGGGAGTGGACGAGTATATTTCCAAACCCTTCAGCCCCAAGATCCTGGTGGCGCGGGTGGAAGCGATCCTACGCAGGACGAACCAGTTAGGGCAGGACGAAGCACTGACCTGCGGCGGGATCACTGTGGATAAGACAGCACACCGCGTGATCATAGACGGCAAAGATGTGGACTTAAGCTATAAAGAATTCGAACTTCTGACCTATTTTATGGAAAATAAGGGAATTGCCCTGTCCAGAGAGAAGATACTGAACAACGTATGGAACTATGATTACTTCGGGGATGCCCGTACCATTGATACCCATGTGAAGAAGCTGCGCAGCAAGCTGGGCGAGGAAGGCAATCTCATCAAGACCATATGGGGAATGGGGTACAAAATGGATGAAACAGCAGAATAAACAGCAGAAGAAAAAAGTGCATTCCATCAGGGGACAGTTCGCCTGGATATTTATCGGGCTGATGATCGGGACGATCCTTTTGTGCCTGCTGCTGAATTACATGTTTTTAGGCAGAGTCTATATGCAGAGTAAGCTGGATGTCATTCACGATGCTTATGAGACGATCAAGCAGGCGGCGGAGAGTGACAGCTATGGATCGGAAGAATTCGCACATGAGCTGGATGATGTGTGCAGAAGCTATAACATGACAGTATGTGTCATGGACGTGAATTCCAACATGAAATATGTATCCATCAACGGCGGCGAGAGACTGGAGAACCGTCTGATCGGCTATGTGTTCGGCTTCGGAACGTTTCCGGATAATGAGCGGGTCATCGAGAACGGTGATGACTATGTGATCCAGAGAACCGGGCAGGAGAATAAGGAATATTTAGAGATCTACGGAAGGTTGAACACCGGAATTTCTTTTATCATGCAGACACCGCTCTCCAGTATTCAGGAGAGTGCCAGGATCGCCAATCGGTTTTATATGATGATCGGCTGCCTGGGAGCACTGGCGGGTGGTATTATTATCTGGTTTGTCTCCAGACGTGTGACGAAGCCGATCCTGGAGCTGAACGATATCTCACAGCGGATGGTACAGCTGGATTTTGAAGCAAAATATCAGGGCAGGGCTCACAATGAGATCGATCTGCTGGGAGAGAACATTAATAAACTGTCTGATTCCCTGGAACAGACGATTTCGGAACTGAAGACTGCGAATAATGAGCTGCAGCGGGATGTGGAGAAAAAGGAAGCTGTCGATGAAATGCGTAAGGAGTTCCTGGCGAATGTCTCCCATGAACTGAAGACACCCATCGCTCTGATCCAGGGCTATGCGGAAGGACTGCAGGAGGGTGTCAATGACGATCCCGAGAGCAGACAGTTCTACTGTGATGTCATCGTGGATGAAGCGGCGAAGATGAACAACATGGTGAAAAAGCTTCTGACGCTGAACCAGCTGGAATTCGGCAACGATGTTGTGACTATGGAGCGTTTCGAAATTACGGCACTGGTGAAGAATTATATCCAGTCGGCGGCAATTCTGACCAAACAGAACGATATCACGGTGCGGATGGAAGAGTATCCTCCCATCTATGCCTGGGCGGATGAATTTAAAATAGAAGAAGTATTTATGAACTTTTTCTCCAACGCGGTGAATCACTGCGAAGGTGAGAAGATCATCGATGTCAAAATGGAACAGAAGGATGGCAGGGTGCGCGTATCGGTATTCAATACCGGCAAACCGATCCCGGAGGATTCCATCGGCCACATCTGGGAAAAATTCTATAAAGTAGATAAAGCCAGAACCAGAGAATACGGCGGTAGCGGTGTGGGACTGTCCATCGTGAAGGCAATCATGGATTCCATGAACCAGCCTTACGGTGTGATCAATTATACCAACGGTGTGGAATTCTGGTTTGAATTAGAGACAAAATAATGATTTTAAAAGGATATATTTTTATATGAGGGAAGAACAGATGCAGGAGGCACCGGTAAAGGTGCTGTTAGTCGGTGTGGACATCGGGGAAGAAGCGGATTTTGAATATTCCATGGAAGAACTGGCAAGTCTGGCAGAAGCCGCGGAGAAGGAAGTCGTGGGTCAGATCGTACAACGGCTGGATCATGTGAACAAAGCATTGTATATCGGAACGGGCAAGGTGGATGATGTACGCAGACTGGCGGAGGAGAGAGGCGCGCAGGAGGTCGTATTTGACAATTCCCTGACACCTTCGCAGGTACGTAACCTGGGCAAGGAGCTGGAGCTTACCGTTATTGATCGTACGAATCTGATCCTTGACATATTTGCCATACGTGCACAGACCAGAGAAGCCAAACTGCAGGTGGAGACAGCGAGATTGCAATACATGCTTCCGAGACTGGTGGGCATGTACGATGCACTGAGCCGTCAGGGCGGCGCCAGCGGCAGCATGAGTAACAAGGGTACCGGTGAGAAGAAGCTGGAGCTGGACAGACGTAAGATCGAACACCGGATCACGGAACTGAAAAAGGAACTGGAGGATGTCAGCAGGACCCGGGATGTGCAGCGTAGGAAAAGACAGCAGTCCCGGACTCCGCAGGTGGCGCTGGTGGGCTATACCAATGCGGGAAAGTCTACGATCCTGAACCGCATGGTGGAACAGTTCGGAGAGCTTCCGGAGAAGACGGTCATGGAAAAAGATATGCTGTTCGCCACATTGGAGACCAGCGTCCGTAGCATAGACACAGGGCATAATAAGCCGTTTTTCCTGACGGATACGGTTGGATTCATTCATAAGCTGCCTCACGGTCTGGTAAAGGCATTCCGTTCGACTCTGGAAGAGGTAAAATACGCAGATCTGCTGGTCCAGGTGGTGGATTTTTCCGATGAAAATTACAGACAGCAGATGCAGGTCACTGCCGATACTCTGAAGGAACTGGGAGCAGGTGACATTCCGCAGATTGTGGTGTATAATAAGGCAGACAAATGCGGCATGGAACCGCTGCCGCAGAAGAGACAGGAGCACTGGTATCTCGCCGCAGGGCAGAATACCGGTATCCGTGAACTGGCAGAAGCCATTGAGCAGCAGGTCTATGCGGACAATGTGGATTGTACTTTCCTGATCCCGTACAGCGTTGGAAATGTAGCTTCCTATCTTATGGAAGAGGCGCAGGTTTTTTCTACGGAGTACAGGGAAGACGGTATTTTGATCCATGCGGACTGTCACAGACAGGACATGGAGAGATACAAAACATACATGACGCAATAGATCATACAATGCGGGAGGATATTATATGGAACAGAATACACAGCAGGACAGAGCAAAGCTTTTGGAGCAGCAGGCAAGGGAATACCTGATGCAGTCCAAGGACCCGATCTTTACACAGTATGTACAGCAGCTGATCCCGAGAATACAGAAACAGCCCCAGTATGTGGAGCAGTTACAGGCGGAGCTGGATAAAAGCGTGGAATACTGGCATCAGAGACAGCAACTGAATGCGGCAAGAGCAGAAAGTGCTGCCGCAGGGCAGATACAGGAGTCCGTACAGCCTTCTACACAGGAGCCCATGCAGAAACAGCCGGCAGGACAGTTCACTGGGCAACCGGCAGAACAGGTTACTGCACAATCGTCAGGGCAGTTCTCCGCACAGCCGGCAGCAGAGACTGTAGTACAGGGGACGAAGAAAAAGCAGAATGCGGAATATCTCATTGGAACCATAGCTCTGTCGGTGGTGGGAGGCGTATTTATCCTGACAGCCCTGGTGCTGATGGGAATGTATTTCATGAACGGATGGATCAAGGGAATCTCTCTCTATGTGGTATCCCTGGGCGTAGTGTTGCTGGCAGAGCTGTTGATCCGGAGAAAATTACCGAAGCTAGCACAGATATTTTCGGCGATCGGCATGGCGGCTTTGTACCTGTCCACCATGATCAATACGCTGTCCTTACATAATTTCGGGATGTTTCCCGCAGCATTGATCATTGGTGTGATCACCGTAGGCACGGTATTGTTGAGCCGGAAACGGGATTCGCTGATCCACAGACTGCTGGGAATTGCTTCCTGCTGGCTCTGTGCTTACCCACTATCCATGTCCTCCGGGTTATCGATGGCGGAGGTCCTGATGGTAATGGGATTGATCCTGATCCTGAGTATATTGTGCGCCTGTGTACCGGTGCACAGATTCCATACGGCATCACAGCTGATCCTGCTTGCCAGTACCACAATGCTGTTCCCGACGGCTGTAGGCTGTATTGTGTGGACACAGGGCATGTCGGTTGGTGTTGCGGTTGTAGCTTATAGTGTGTTTTTCCTGATAGCACATCTGGTACTTGTCGTACAGAGCCGTTATGCGCAAATAGAAAAGCAGACCGGACGTGTGGTGAAAAGTGGAGGATTGCTTGCTATTTACATTGCATTTATTCTGGTATCCGGAATTATGACGGGTGCCGGTATGGATGATTATTGGAGAGCAGCAGAGACGGATGGATATATTGGCATTTTTGCCCTGACCGGAATAGCATTTGTTATCACAATACTGACTGTGATTGCTATGCGGAAGGCGGAAAAGGGATGGCAGAAATGGCTTCCCTGCTATTTCTTCAGTTTCGTGACTTTCTGTGGATTTTCAGTAATAGAGAATGATTGGGGGATCGTGATCTGTGCTACGGTATTGCTGATAGCAGTAAAAGTACTGTCACGCCTGGCAAAAGGGGGCCTTGCGGCACTGGATGCCATCATTACTACGGTATATTGTATCCTGCTTCTGATGAACGGGAAGGAGATCCCCTATGCTTATGTGCTTTTGGCAGGAACGATCCTCAGTATGTTCCTTGTGCATGAATGGAGTACCTACCAGGAGATCGTGCTGACTTTTTCACTGGCATTTTTTGCTCTGTCGCATTTGATGCCTATGATAAAACTGCCGGCATTTTCCGGAATTCTCTTCGTGAGCATTCTGCTGTTCAATAATGTGAATTGTATGCGGGACAAGGGAATCCTCGTATTTAATGTATCCGTCCTGATCGGACAGATCGGAGCACTGATCGCTCTGGCAAATCCGATCTATCGGAATTCCTACATTACTTATTTATGTATGTTTGTGTTTGTGCTGGCTTATCTGGTGCTGACCCTGCAGGAAAAATATTATAAGAATTTTAAACACAGAGAATTGATCATCGTGATATTCCTGACCTATATGGCACTGATCGTCAAGACGAATATCCCTGTGATCAACAGCATTCTGATCATGCTGATCGCACTGGTAAGCGTGACTGCCGGTTTCGTGAAAAAGGATAAGCCCGTCAGAATCTATGGCTTAGTGCTTTCTTTGTGTACTTGTGGTAAAATAGCCTTATATGATTACTGGGGCGCACCGATCCTGCAGAAGACCATACTTTTCTTCGTGGTAGGCGTAATTGCTCTTGTAATTGCCGGAATCTATATTATACTGGAAAAGAAATGCAATGAGTGATGCAATGGACAGGAAGGAAGAAAAGGAACGAACTATGACAGGACGTAATAAAAATATGGTATGCGGAGCCTTATTATGTGCAATGATGTTATCCATGACAGCCTGCGGCAACGAGATCCCGGATCTGACGGAAGAGGAATCCCAGCGGGTCGGAGAGTATGCGGCAGTTACTTTGTTAAAATATGATGCCAATAATCGTAGCCGCCTGGTAGATCCCGAAATGGTGATCGCCAAATTGGAAAAGGAAGCAGCAAAGGAAGCAGCGCAGGAAGAGGAAAAAGCGGAAGAGACGGGTAGCACCGGTACCACGGAAGTGACGATGCCCACGGCGCAGGAAGAGATTACTGCCAGTATGGAAGATTTTTTTGGACTGCCGGAGGGTGTCAGCATTATCTATGAGGATTATATGGTAGCAGATTCTTATCCCGAGGACGGGGTTGAGGATGACTATTTTGCGCTGGACGCATCCATGGGGAAGAAATTGCTGGTACTCAGATTTCATCTGACAAATGGATCAGAGCAGGAAGAGACGATAGATCTGCTGAATACGAATTCCAGATATATTATTACAGTGAATGACAGCATCAGAGCAAATGCGCTGACTACCATGCTGCCGAATGACATGTCTACCTATGCGGAGACACTGGAACCCGGACAGACACAGGAACTGGTATTATTACTGGAAGTAAACGAAGATGTGGCAGATGCTGTACAGACGATAGCACTTCGTCTTAAAAATGCATCAAATGAATATACAATTCAACTATTGTAGATATTTTTTGAAAAAAATAAAAAACAGTGTTGACAAGTGGAAGATAGGGTGATATACTCAGTTTCGTTGTTGCGGCAGTGCCAAGACAACGAAACAGCTTCCGATAAGACTTAAAAAGTTTTTGAAAAAGCTGTTGACAGATACCGACAAGGTATGATAAGATATCGATTGTCGCGAAAAACGAAAGTTTTTCAAGATAAAAAAGTTTTTAAAAAAGTTGTTGACAAACGAAAGCGGTCATGATAAGATATCAGAGTTGCCGCTAAGAACAACAGCAACAAAAGAATCACTGATCTTTGACAAATAAACAGTAATGCAACCCTGAAAATTCCAAGATTTTCAGAAAAATGAATTGCGAGATTCAAGAACAAGCAG